CGGGGTAGGGGGTTGCTCTTGCTTCGTTTCTTGCTTGTTAGGTTGGGCTTTTTTCATAAAATTTTTCGGGGGCTGGACGAGTGGGGTGAAATTTGCGGAGCCAGCGAACCGACCCCCCTCCCCCCCCTGTCGAGGCTATAACTTCCAATAACCACTCTAATGGATAGTGGGCGGTTGTTGATGTTCAATGGCTTACTCATTCGAGCCATTATCCTCCTCGTTTTTAGCCTTGTTATTGAGACTGAGCGGGGTGTTTGCCGGGGGCTTCTCCACCTCGCTACTGGTTCCCGAGGGGGTCTCGATCTCGAACTCGCCATCGATGTCATCGACTTTCTTCGGAATGCTGTTGATGAGTTCCTCGAACGACAAAGCATTGATCTTCTGGTTGATGTTGATGGTGAGCTGTGCGCCGCCTTCGCTGTCGCGGATCTTGTCTTGAGCGGTTCCGGCTACGAAGTTGAGCTCTGCGGCTTTCATTTTGCTGACTTGGGTGGGGTCGTTGAGCTTGTCGCGGAGGGCATCGACGGCCAGGCGTCGGACATCTTTCCAGCTTGAGGCGGCGACTTGAGCTTCCTTGTCCTTGGTGTCGGGGTGGTTAGCGATGATGCGAGAGATGACCGCAGGCTTGACGCCCAGCTTGGTGTTGATGGCGGAGACCGTCATGCCCATGAGGTAGAAGTCGGCCACGATATCGCACATCTGGCGGAACTGCGTGGACATCGCATCCCAGTTGACCGTTTCTTCGCACGCAGCGGCCTGTTCTAGGGCTTTTTCCAGCTTATTGGGCCTTGACCCCATCTCTGACTTGATCGGGGCTTCTGCGCGTTTCTGGAGCTTCCATTCCTTGGCCTCCTCGTAATCCATGGGACAACCGGCGTCGAACCACTGCGTGGCGGTCTGGACGCTGACATGGAAATCAGCGGCCAGCTTGGTGGCGATGGAGTGTTTGGTTTCTGGTTTGGCAGATCGTTTGGGTTTCATAAGCGGGCCTTCCAGTTGCTGGCCTCGACGACGAGTCGCCGGGCTTCCTCGAGGGAGTGGAAGTAGACCTCCTGCTCGGTGATATCGCGGGTGTATTCGGGCGGCTCGATGTGGTTGAGCGCCCACCGGAGGTAGTCGGCGAGGTCCGAGGCCATGCGGCAGGTGTGGGCGACGCCTGGGTGGTCTTGCCATTCGCGGCCGCAGGCTTGGCAAGCGATGAGCGGGTCGGTTTCTTTTCTTGGGGTGTTCATAGTGAAATGCCGCACAAATCTATTTTGCGGTAAAAGCAGGACGGAAATAACGACGCCGAAAAATTAACTACCGCATAATTATCCCCCCCCTTTAAGGGGGGATTATGCGGCAGTAATTTTGCGGCAGTTATCCTGTGCCGCATAATTTCCATTCTGCGGTCATTCTGCGGTAATTTTGCGGCACTTGGTTTCATGTGGATGTAATAAGAAAAGATCACGCCGCCTTGAGGTTTTGTGCGCCCTGTTTGGACCGGCGCAGGATCCTCTCGATAGTGTCTCGGCTCACGCCGTATTTGCCCTGCATCTCGGTATAAAAACCCCGAGCGCCCTGCGGCCAGGTCGCATGCTTCGCCACGATCTCCGCCTCATCGTAGGCCGAGATTTTGGGCGTGCGTCCCGCCTTGCCCTTGGATTGTGTCTGCTCCTCCGTCTCCTCGGGCAGCTCCGCGGGCTCCCAATGCAGCCCCTTCGCCGCGTGCTTGATAATGATATCCGTCGTCGGATGCCCGTGCTCATCCATCGCCTCGGCCCGATTGCCCCGCTTGGCCAATAAAACTTTGAAGATTCCTTCGTGTTTCGTGGTCTGGAGCACACAGATCGCCCGAGCCCAGTTCGTTAGCTCACTCGATCCCAGCCCGATGTAGGCATAGTCATTCGCATTCCAATGCGCCCGGCTCTTCGAGTCGCTCTGCGGCTTGCCGGTGTGGTGACTCCACACCCACGCAAACCCATGCTCGAACGCCAACGGGTTGCACAGCTCGCGCAGGAAGTGACTGGCCACAGCCTGCTGGGAAATGTCGTCGCCGATGAATGACAGCAACGGATCCCCGTAGACCAGATCGAACGGCCCGTGCTTCGCAATCAGCTCCCGGATCACCTCGATGAACGCCTCACCCGTCTGAGCCGTCACCCGCGCCACGATCACATTCTCCCGCAGGATATCCACCGCCTCGCGCTGCGTCATCTTGGATTGGGCTACTACATACGACATCACGCCCTGCACCACCTCGGCCATGTCCCCCATATCATTCTCCGCCTGCACGATCAGGCACCGCAGCCGCCGCTTCGGCTTCATCCCAAAAAACGGCATCCCCAGCGCCCAAGTCATCGCTTGTTGCAGGGTGTAGGAGGATTTGCCAATGCCAGACTGCCCCAGCAGCAGGAGCTGGCCGCCACGGCACAGCCAGCGGTTGCCCACCAGCGTGCTTGAGTCGTCCTCCGCCTTGTAACTCCACAGCTCCTCAAAAGTATGCATCTCCACGCCCACCATCGACGCCCGAGGCTTCGCCAGTGTCTTGAGCTCCTCCAGAGCCTCCGCCACAGGCATATCCCCCGAGGCCAACCTCTGACCGATCTTAGTCGCCTTGCGCTGCGCGGCCGCCGAGGCGATGTCCGCCAAGTATTCCGAGACGATGGCGCCACCCGCCGGGTTGTAAGCCAGCGAGCTGTCGGCCATCACCAAGCCATCGCGCCAGCACACCATCCCCGACTCCTGCGCCGTCCGCTCCGCCACCTTCAGCAAAAACGGATCCCTCTCAATCGCCTCGAGGATCGTCGTGCCCGTCGTGGCCTTCTTGGCATAGTGCAGCCGGTGCGCTGCGGCGTAGTAAACGCCATTCAGCACCGAGACAAAACTATCGGGGTCCACAATCGCCGACCTCGGCACGCCGGCAAAGCCAGCGACACTAATATAGCCGACGACGGCGCTCTCTTTTTCGGGGTATTGCATTAAATAAGTTCCTCTATTAAAACGCGAAAAGCTCGCTCGGCGGTGGCAGGCACGACTCCGTTGCCGAGGAGGCGCAGCTCGTCGGTTCGATTGTCACAGGAGACTTGCAGCTCGGCATAACCCAGCCCACCGGAAGCCCCATCAGCGTCTCGACCCATCGCGGGTTGAGCTTGCCGCAACCCATTGCCTTGGCCTCCTCCCTCGACAGCATGGAGTTCAGTTTCTTCCGGTTGCCCGATCCGCCGGCTAGGCCGCTCGGTCCGCCTTGGTCGCAACTCGCACTCGGCGTTGGCCATGTCACCATCTCGTTCAAATTCTTCACGCCATGGCCCTTGGCCCTCATTGCTTCGATCTGCTCCGGCGTCTTCGGGCCTTGGGCATCGTGTGCCTGAGGCGTTGCCCATTGCTTCTCCACTTCGTGCAAGACTTGCGTCTGAATCGGCTTGTGAAGGTTCACTCCCTTCTCCGTCTGCTGGTATTCCGCTCGCTTCGTCCATTTCTCCGTGTTCTCCGGCGGCTGGTAGCAAAACGCATTTGGTGTTGCCCACGACTCTTGGCGGCTCGTCCCCTTGATCTCCTCCGCAAAGACTTGATCCACCGTGAGGCATTGCGTCTTCGCCTTGTCCCCGTTCACAAGTGCCTTCACCACCTGCCTGTGCGGTGTCTCGCCCCTGTTGTGCGTCCCGTGAGCAAAAGTCTGCCAGTTTCTTTGGGACTGTTCCGACAACCCTTGGCGGCTCCCAAGCGAACTGCTGCTCGCCGGGGCGGCTTGGCCATACTTGGTCATGGCATGGTGCAGGCTGACTCCGTGGAATCCTCCCTGCTCCAGATTGTTGTCCTTGCGTAGCACTTCCCCATCCCTGTGGTTCGATGCGTCCGGCGTCGGCCAATTCGCCGCATCCTGCGTCACCACCGCGCAGAGGTAGCCCTTGCCCAGCATGTGGTCGTGACTCTTGGAGCCAATCGGCCCAGTGTCCTTGTATTCGCTGGCTCTGATCGTAGGCCAAGATGAAGACCCGCTTGCGTTGGTGCGGTGCGCCGACTTCAGCCGCCGAGAATATTCCCCACGAGCTTTTATAACCGATTGATTCCAATTCTCCAATGACTTCTCGGAGTCCGAGGCTGATGTGTCCTTCGACATTCTCAAAGAAGCATAGTCGAGGTCGAATAACTCGTATTGATCTGGCGATGTGTGGCCAGAGGTGGCGAGGGTCTTCTGTGCCGAGTCGCTTTCCGGCTGCGCTGAATGGCTGGCAGGGGTAACCGGCCACAAGGAGGTCCACTCGGTCACGAAAGTCCTCGCATGGGAAGGTCTTAATATCCGTCCAGAGAGGTGCTGGGTCCAAGAGTCCCGCTTCCATTTTTGCAACCAAATTCGCGCAGCAGAAGGCTTCGATCTCACCATAAGAGATGACGCGCAGATTTGGGATTGCTCGTTTAAGTCCGAGATGAATCCCGCCGTATCCGGCGCACCACTCGATAGCTGTAAATTCTTTGGTAGTATCCACATTTTTATTCCTTCACATCCCCCGCATACACCGCCACAGCCAGCGCCGCCCACAGGTGGGAGCGCATGCCGTAGGTTGGGCCGGGGTTCTTCTTCGTGCCCTGCGGCCCGAGGCGGTCGATGAGCGCCTGCCGCACATTGGCATCCTTTGCCCTGGGCGAGTGGCACAGGTGCAGCTTCGCATCGCGCCGGTAGACCAAGCGCGGCTCCACCCGAGCCACTTCCACAAATCTCCCAATCCAGACACAGGTCTCGAAAACCTCCTTGCCCACCGCCATGCCGTAGCTGGCGATCATCTCGCACGCCACCGCGTCATATTCGCGACCGATGAGGATTTGGCGGATCTCCGCATTCGGCAGGTGGTCGGCCTCGAGGATCCGGCGCCCGTCCCAAAGGACAAACGCCGTCTCGGTAGTGCCGGGGTCGAGGGCAAGGATGGTCATATGAGGTCCGGCAAATTCCGACGCTGCGAGGCGCCTCTCACCCAATCCCGCACGGCCTCGATGGTCTTCTCATCGAGGTCGGCAAACGCGCCGGCGCCGTGCTTGAGACGGCTCCGGCACTCTTGGTCCAGGTCGTTAAGCACCAGCAGGGCGTCGAGCCCTGATTGGGCGTAGCGCATCTCGGCCTCGTCCTCCGGCAAGTCGAATTCCAAAATCCCCTTCATGGTTAAAACGGAATGTCGTCCGAGGTTTTGGGTGCAGGTTTCGTTGGCGCCTTCACATCATCGCCCCGGTCGATCTTCGCCACCCGCTCGGCCAGCGCCTCGATCACCGTGGCATCCACCTCGTTCTTCGGAGCCATCTCCGCAGGGTTCAGCCACTTCACCTTGTGCCGAGTCTCCCCGTTGTATTCTTCGGAGTCCACCGTGATCCGAGCCATCTGACCCGCAAAGCTCGCCGCCCCGCTGGCCAAGGACTTGATGTCCCAGTTCTTGCCAAAGCAATCGTCAAGCGTCTGTATCGTCCGCCGCGCCGCGGCCTCCGTCAGGTAGCCCCGCCACACGATCTCGCGCCCCTCCTGCGAGCCCGCATCGGTCACAAGCAATGGAATGCGAATGAATTCGCTCCCGCTCCCCGACACCCCGATCCAGCCATTCCCCGGCGCCTTCACCTTGCAAAGGTAGCGGCCCGACTCGTTCACATATCTATTTTCGTTATCCATATATTAGTTTAGTTGTTTGGTTTGTTTGGTTTTCACTTGTCTGAGTTGTTTTGTTGTCGATCCGGTGCGCACATGCGCGTTCAGCGGTTCGCGGCCCAGTTGAGCCGCCCACTCGCGGTAGGCTTTGCCGGACATCTTTCCGCCGAGTGCCAAGATGATGGACTCCACCGGCGCATTCGTCTCCCGCGCCACCCACAGAATCCCCTCGACATCAAAGTATTCGCGGCCCTTGACCTCGGTCAGCTTCCAGCCATCCACCTCGCGGCCCTCCTCGAGCATCGATTTGAGTGCATCGAGAGCAGGTTCCGCGATGGCTTTTTCGACTGCCTTCCATTGGCTTACAAAAAGCCCCAAAGTTTCCGGAGACTCCAGCACCCGCTCCAGCATCGCCGACAGGGTAGGGGACTCCGCCGCGATCACCGCCAGCCCCTGCTCCACCGGCTTCACCACGGCAGGGCAGGAATCCTGATTCGCACACCACCCGCAGTATTCCGACGCCCGAGGCTCCGCGGATGGGTCATTCACCTCGGCGATAATCCGTTCCACGATCCCCTTCGCCTGCTCCAGCGTGAATCGGTAGCTCTTCACCACCTGATGGTCGCAGTAGAGCACATGCGCCGCATACTCCTGCTCAAAAGTCCTGTGCATCATCGCATAAGCGTAGGCCGCCAGCTGCTCCATGTAGTTCCGCAGCTGCCCCGTCTTCAGATCCGCCACCCATCCCAACTTCTCGCAGAGCGCATCCGCCGTGCCGATGTGGGCGATCCCCGGCGTATGCATCGCCAGATACTCCTCCCGAGCCTCAATGGTCCCCGTCCGCTTGTAGTCCTCCATAAGGGCGACCGCCCACAGAACGGCTGGGCGGTCCTCCGCCGGTAGCGCGTCGATCTTGGTGCGGTCGCCCTGCAACCCCAAACGAAAAGCCTCATCCATCACCGTCCCCCGCTGGGCCGCTGGCCCCGCATCCCCCGGCTTCGGTGTGTATTTCGGGCAAGCCGCCAGCTTCGGCAGCATGCTGTGTCGTATGTTAGATGTCATGATGTGTTTTGTTGATGTGTTTTGCGTAGTCTTTTCCTGTCAGTTTTCCTCGAGAGGCCAGCCACCGGTCACACGCCGCATTCACTTCCTCGCAGCTCGTCACCGAGAGGTAGGGAGGCAGCGCCCGGATATCGCTCGGCGAGTAGGTCTCAACCCGCAGCCTTCGTTTGAGCCACCCCTCGGGGGAGGTTTTGGTGTGAAACAAATCACCCACCTCCCCCAAAGCCTCCCGGCATGCCCTCTCCAGAGTCATAGCTATGCCGCCTTCGTTACGGCTTTTACGAAATCCTCCGGCCTCGCCGAGACCTGGTCCCGCAGCGCCGGCGGCATATCCCGCCAAGTCTGGCCCTCCGAGATTTTGCCCTTCGCCAAGAGCCAGGCATTCACCGCCTCCTCATGCGGCTCCAGGTAAGTCTCCAAAGGTTCCGCCGCCGCATAAGCCTGCGCCGCCGCCACCACCGGAGCCTTCACCCCCCCGAAAAGGGAGGAAATGCTCGAGTATTCGAGCGGCAACTCATCCGCCAGCTCCGAGCGAGTCTTCGCATCGTAAGCCGCCGCATGGGTTGTGAAGAGCACCCGCTCCTTGCCCCCGCGGCCCTTGGCCTTGCCAGATTCCGACTCCACGATCCGAGTCTTGAAGTTGAGGAAAAACAGGTGGTCCACCCATTCCTTCACCAGCGGAGAAGCCTGCTTTGATAGCTTCAACTCGTAACGGTCGAATGCCTGCACCTGATCCGGCGGCTCTTGGCGTCGCACTTGAGCATGGCCGATTAAAACGACATGGATGCCCGCATCCACAAGACGGTCCAGATCATTGAGGAATCGAGCCATGCGCTCCGCCGCCATGGTGAATCCCTTGCCGTAGGGAATCTCCTCCAGGCTTTTGATCTTCTTCTGCTCACACAGATCGGAGTGGTTCAGCCGCTCTGCCCAGTCGATAGAGTCTAAGACAACGGTCTTGTAGCCATAGCTCCCCGAGGCCAGCTCCCGCACCACCTCCAGCAGCTCCGCCCAAGACCCGATCTCCTGCCGAGGCACATCGAGGTGCGCCGTCCCCTTCTCCACATCGAGAAAGACCGGCTGCGGCATTTTGGCGGCCAGCGTGGTTTTGCCCACGGATTCCACCCCATAAAAGCAGACCCGCTGGGCCCGCTGTAGTTTTCCTGTTACTATGTTCAGTTTCATTTATAAAAATCCTTCCACCGGCGCTATTGCCGTTTTGCCAATTCAATTAAGCCTGAAGGAATTAGCTCTCCAATGCGCTGATAAAGCTCTAAGACATAGGTAGCCAACTCAGCGGTGCTGAGTTTTTGGCTGTTTTTTTTGCCACGCCGCCCTACAATTCCGCAATTCTCACGCGCATGGCTAATGTTGAATTTTGTTATTTGAAAACCAAGGACTTCCGATGCTTTGGCTGCTGAATGCTCCAAGATGCTATTCACTACTAACTCCTTGTTTTGCTCTACCCACATGTTTAATTTGTGGATTTGATGACCATGTAACCTGTTGTGGTTATTACCTGTTGTGTTTTTCATTTTTCTCATTGTTTGACTCCTGCTGTTGTTTTTAAAAAATCAGTCCTCAAAATCCTCCAAGTTGTTCGCATCCCACTCACGCCAGCGGTCTTCCTTCTCCCGCAGCTTGCGGAGCCGAATCAGAATGTCGCGTTGGCCCAGGCAGTAGCTGGCCCAGCAACTGCCCAGCGTCAGCACCGCCAACAAGATCGCCGCCCAGCCACTCATTTCGAGACCTCCCGCGGCGGTTCTGGGAAATCCATCCAATGCGACACACCCACCTTGATGAGCCCCGCATCCAGCCAGCGCCATTTGCCCTCGAGCAAGAAACCGGCATCCACATGCCCATCATCCGTAGCCACGATCACACTCGTCTCCTCATCCGGCAGCTCCTCCACAACGGGAGTCCACCCTCCGTGTTCTCTGTGTCCTCTGTGGTTAATCCCGCTCATTTCGCCCTCCCCCAGCTCGTGACCCACATTGTGACCCCAGCCAAAACAACGGCTGGGCCGAAAGCGCAGGCAAACTCCCACGCGAACTGCATTTGTCGGACGATGACTTCGTGTTCCATAAATTATCTCTCCAGCACCACCCGAGTGGGGGTGCATTTGTGTTCCCTGTAAAATTTCAGCCGCGCCTCCGCAGGGGTCGCCGCCAGTATGTAGTCCCCAAAAGGCCCGAAGATCCCATTCGCCAGGCAGTGCCAGAGTTTCATTAGGCCGCCCTCCCCATGGCTCGAGACAAGTCATTCCCTGAAAGACGCAGAGCCTTCAGCACATCCGCCTCGATAAATTTCCAGCTCCGACCCACCTTAAACGCCGGAATCTTTGAGTCCCGAGCCCACGCCTCAATCGTCTCCTTCGCCACACCCAAAGCACTTGCGATCTCCCCCGCAGATTTCATTTGCTCGCCCCCCCTTTGGTTTTGGCTTTGGTCTCCCGCACCGCCATGCGGCTCACCGCTTGAGCCACCAGCCGACTAATAGGAGTCCCGCCCGCTTTGCTTTTCGTTTTGAGAAAGCCGTAGATTTCGTCCGGCATGCTCACCGAGATTTTCACATATGCACCTTGCATGGGTGCTACTGAATAAAACTGGTGCTACTCGGTAAAGAAAAAAAATAAATGGGGTGATCACCCCATACGAAAAAAACACTTGACACGCCCATAAACACTAGCTCGGCGGGCCAAAAATTATTTTTGCACTCGGTGGTATTTGGTGCTACTAGTGGGAATATGAAAACGAAAACCGGAGCATCGAAGGTCAACATCTCGATGCCAAAAGAGCTCCACGACTATTTGAAAAAAATGGTCGAAGAGCACAACGCCCAACCCGAAAACCAATACTGCCCCACCGACTTTTCCAAGATGGTCCAGAAAGCCATCCGCCAAATGATGGCCGAAGACCGCAAATCCAAAACCGGCCAAGCCATGCCCGACCTCCCCCGTTGGACCCTCAACGAGCCGGGAAACACCCCGCCCCAGGACAACTTGATCCGTCCCTCTACCGAGACCTCCGGTGGTGGATCCTCAACTCCCGAGACGACACGCTACCAGAAGGGTGGACGGCGCAAATCCACGACCTGACCACATGAAAAAACCCACCATCCTCCTCATCGCCCTCGCGGCCATGTTCCTCACTGCCTGCGCCACCGCAGAACGCGAAGCCGCCCGCAAAGCCAAGTTTAACGCCGAGTGGGAAGCCAAATTCACTGACCGCACCGTCACCATCCACAGCGCCCCCAGCGGCGCCATGATCGATCTCAACGGCGATGTCGTCGGCGTCACCCCCTGCGTGCTCGAGCTCAAGCGCTGCTACCAAGGCAGCTGGCCCCTCAACGGCAATGTCGTCCAAATCCTCCGAGCCCGCTGGCTCGACGGCACCGTGCAAGAGCAGCACTTCTTCACCACCGCCACCCCGCCCCAGCAAGTCGCCTACCTCCACCCCCACGCCCAAAATTACATGCGCCAAGCCCTTCCCACCCTCAGCCAAAACTGACCACTCGACGCAACACCGACGCAACGCCCTCGCAAAACAATGAAAACCAATCCTCCATCTGCGATTCGTAATCGATAGGTCACGAGTTCAAATCTCGTCGTCGGCTCCCCTTCTAAAAGCCCGCTGAACCCCATGGAGACTGGTTCGGCGGGCTTTTCTGCTTTCTTCGTCAATATGTTTGAAAATTCGTGGAAATGGCTGAAAATGGGTAAATGGACGCAACGGACGCAACAGGACGCAACACGCCCTTGATCACTCTTCGGGAGGCCACGGTGCGGGGGGAGGCCAAGCATGTGGTTTTTTCCCGAATCAATGGCATCGAGAAACGCACTTTTTTTCCGACGCGCTTGGAGGCGTCGCTGCACCGGGATGCTCTTTTGACGAAGCTACAGGCCCGAGGGACGGAGGCTTTTGAGCAGGCGGCGGGGATGACCGTGGCGCAGGTTTGGCGGGAGTTTAATCTGGTTCGCATGCCGAAGCTGAAGGAGGGAAATCACAAGCGGCTGTTGCTTTGGTGGTGGGGGAAATTTGTGGCGGAGTATGGGCCGATGGATCTGTGCGATATCAAGCCGGGGCACATCGACAGGTTCCTTACCCGCCCAGAGTGGACCGGCACGACGGCGAAGCAGGGCTTCGATTACTTGCGGCTGGTTTGGAACTGGGCGGTGCGTTACGATTTGGCGGAGCGGAATCCGGTGCTCAAGATTGATGTGCCTGCGCGGACGACCGAGCACCATTTGCTCACGGTGAAAAATGTGAATCGGCTGCTGGACTTGACGGCGCAGAATGACCGGCTACGGGCGTGGTTGGTGCTGGGAGTTTTTGGGGGGATGCGGACGAGCGAGGTGTGGCGGGCGAAGCCGGAGCATGTGGAGGAGGCGGAGATTTTGGTGCCGCAGATCAAGTCCACGGATCCGGTGCCTCGGAAGCGCTATGTGCCGATTCTGCCTGCCCTGCGGCGGCATCTGCCGGCGGATTGGGACTGCTTGGAGGAGGATTTCATCAAGCGCGGGCGGACGGCGCTGGCAGAGAAAATGAAGTGGGAGGAATGGCCGCAAAATTGTTTGAGACACACAGCGGCCTCGATGCACTTGGCAAGGTGGCAGGATGCGGGGAAGACGGCGTTTTTTCTCGGTCACTCGTCGCCGCAGATGGTGAACAAAACCTATGCCCGTGCAGTGCGCCAGGCGGAGGCAGAGAGGTTTTGGGGGTTGTGAGCTCAGGCTACTTTTTCGCCATTAAATTGGCCAGCTCGGCTGCGAATACCTTGATCTGCGCAGGCGTCATGCTGCCTGCGATTTCGTGTGGCTCAATAGCCTCTGATTCGGTTTGCAACCTCTCGGGCTTCTGATCCAAGCCCGAGGTCTTCTGCGATTTTGATGAATTCGTCGTCATAGCTTTGTTTGAGACCTGATTCTTGTTCACCTCGTAATTTAGCCCACAAATCTTTTTCTGGATACCACAAAATAGCTTGGACATCTGCGTTTGTGAGGCTGTATCCGCGACGGCCCATTTCTTCTCGAATGCCGTTTACAACGCGACTGATAACGCGGCGGTCGAGATCGGATGGGATGTCGATGGGGTTTAGTTCGGAGACAATGGATTTTGCTGCATTGGCCCAGTTTGGCTTCAATGCGTTTTTGATTTCGTTTGGAAGGACCTCAGTCCTTTTTTGCGCTGCGTGTTGCATTGCCACCCATGCATCTTTGGCAATGGCTTTCTGCGGGTTTTGTTCGTTGAGTTTTTTCTTTTGCTCTGGAGACATGCCATCCCATTTCTGGTCAAGCATGGTTTTGATAGCTTGCTGCCTGCGGACGGTCGTTGTGAAAGCGTTTTGGATGATACTATCGGCCTTGTCTTGGTTGGCCTGCGCGTCTTGGAATGCCTTGTTGATGCGTTTTACTTCATCAAGGGACATGGGTTGGCTGATGAGTTTGTAGTAGCCTTGGAACTCTGCGTTGGCCTCTTTGGCGAACGCCTCAATTTCTTTTCGGAATGCGGGATCATTATCGATGCGAGCCTCCACATCTTCAGAAACCGTGAGTTCTGGTTTTTTGGGTTTGCCAGTGCTTGTGACCCCAGTGCTTCTTTCCACGGTGCGGAGCCGCTTGATCAAGTCAGGGAGTTTCCTTCCAGAGTTGCGATATTCTTGAATGATTCGGCCAAGCCGAGTGGCTGTGACTCCATCTCCAACAACATCGCCTGTCCAGCGACCCCATGTTCGGCGCATCCAAAGATCAATGGTGACCGGGTCGAAGTTGCCCATGAGGTTTTGCAGAAAACCTTGTCCAATCTTTGGTCCAAAGATAGCCGCACCATTGACCATATCTTCTTTCCGCCCTGCGATGGTAACCTTACGGCCGGCAGCTTTCGACGCCACGGCTTCCAGGTCTCGAACGGTAAATTCCTTTGATACGAATGCTTCTAATGCAGTGATTCCGCCAAAGGCATCAATCATGTCATTGGCTAATTGAAGATTCCCGCTGATGGATTTTGCTTTTTCTCCGTAAGATTTCGACGGGTCGAACTTTCCTGTTTTTGAAAAAATATCGAACTGCTCGTTTGCGTATCTCGCATTGAGCGGCACGGTCATGTTTTGCGATGTGATTGCCAGGGGAATTCTAAGAGCAAACTGTGCCGCTTTTACCGGATCGCTTTCCTTGGCAAAGAATTTGTTTTGTTTGGCGACATTCAAATCGGAAAGAGACCTATGAATTGTTCCCGCTACCGCCAAAGCCGCTTGGATTGCGGTGGAATACCAGTTGGCGGCATTTTTGCCGCTTGCTTTAAGCGCCGCTTCAGCCTCATCCGATCCTACGATAATTAGATCAGACTCGATTTCTGGCGTAATATTGCTGCTGGTGACCTTGCCGCCGTAATGCTTTTCAGCGGCGTCTGCCAACTGCAATGCCACCTTCGCGTTCGTTGTCTTTTTATCAGGTTTCGGCAGTGTTGAACTATCTGCGTGCAACACTTTCAAAGCTGACATCGGCATGTCTTTTGCCCTTCCAGCCACCGCATTCGGCATGGCTTGGCCGGGGGTCGCGCCGGTGGCTGGCGCGGGAGAATTAAAAGGTATCGGTTGTAAATCGGGTTGTGAATTAACGATTCCGAATCGGTAAGGAATTGATCTTTCAGAATTTGAAAAATAGAATCTGTTTTTCTCTGTTACAGATGAGCTTGGAATTTTAATCTTTTCAGCCAATTTCTCAAACTGCATAAGAGGGCCAGCAACCTTTACAGAATCCATCGCAAGAATTGGCTCTCCATCTGTGCCTGTTTTTGCAATTTCACCACTTACAAGATATGCGTATTTTGCTGGGAACTCAAAATCGTAAGCAACGCTTAACCCTCCCTCATCTGCGTTTGTTTCGGTATCAAAATCATTCAACCCATGGTTTCGGCTACCACGATGCGTTCCGTTTTTAATATGATGATAATCATCTTTGGAATTTGTAACGCGAATGAAAGTATTCGGCGGGAGAGTTTCTTTACCAATTACTTGTTGAAACAACCGAAACCTTTGTGCTTGGCTTTTTGACTGCGACATCCTTTCGGATGAAACATCAACCACAGCAACAAACCCATCGCCATGTCGAAACGCGAACGGGCTACCCTGTAATCCGTCAACAATTGCAAGACTATATTCCCCTCTTGCTTGCATAGGGATGGACTGCAAAACCGTTTTTAAAACCTTCGCATCTGAACCGCCACGCGAAGGTTGCCCAGATTGTTCGGCGGCCCGTTGGTCTTCGGGCATGGCTTGACCTTTAGCGGTTGGCAGGTCCCTTGACAAGTCCGGCATGGGGGCTGGCTTGTCGGGCATGAAGTTGCGGTTGGCGCGGTCGTAGTCGAAGTGGAAGCCGGTGCGGCCGGTGCCTACGGCGGCGTCTACGCGGTCGAGGCGGAATTGTTTGATGGCGCTGCCGGGGCCGAAGCTACCGGAGAGGGCGTTGCGCTCGCGGTTTTTGGTGGTGGCGATGCCGAGGATGGCGTTGATGGCGTCTCGCTTCTCGTCGCCGATCTTGGTGTTGCCGGGGAGTTCTTGCCGGTGGTTCTCCATGTAGGTCTTGAGGTCGGCTTCGATCTTGCCCATGTCGTAGTCGAAGGGGGCGAGGGCGGGGTTGCGCTCGGCGATGCCTCGCATGGCGCGGTTGCGGAATTGCGAGAGGTCAAGCACGGTGGCGTTGAGGTTGCCTGCTTTGGTGAGTTCCCATCCCCAGGGGATGACCTCGCGGGTGATGGCTTCGAGGTTGCCGAGGCGGTTGACTCGGAAGGCGCCGGTGTCTCCGCTGCCGATGGCGTGGTAGCGGACCTGCATGCTCTCGCCAGCGGCTCCGAGGGCCTCAAACTGGCGTGCGAAGGCTCGGATGTGCGGCATGAAGCCGTTGAGAAAATCGAAGCTGGGCGGTAGGACGCGGCCTCGCACGGTGACGCGGCCGTCTGCGGTCTTCTTGGGGCCGAGGACGGGGTTAGTGGGGTCGATGAGTTTGGAGCCGACGATGTTTCGGATCTGCTCTTTGACCTTGGCGTGTTCTTTGTTGAGATCGCGCTGGTCGCGGAGGATGGCTTGGCCGGTGGCGGGGTCTTGCGTGGCGAAGGTGGTGGCCTTCACGCCGTCGCCTCGGTCGTAGAATGTGACCTGGGGGTTGTTGGCGATGTCGCTGGCGCGGCCGCTGGGGGCGATGCGGTTTGGGCGGGGTTTTTCGTGGGTGGGGTCGTTGGCCCACTGGCGGTAGTTGTTGATGTAGGTGCCGAGCTGGTTGAGGAGGGCTTTGTCGGTAGCGAGGATTGGGTTCTCTTTGAAGAGGCTGCCGGGCGTGTCGAGAGCTTGGCCGGTCTGCGGGTCGATGCGCACACCGCTGGCGCTGAGGGCGCGGGCTTGGGCACCGAGGACGCTCTCGGCGAAGGTGAGCATATTGCCGCCGGCGGGGGCTCCTCGGCGGATGGCGGCGAAATCCATGGTGTTGCTGGCCTTGGCGAAGGTCTCGGCGAAAATCTCGTCGCGGGCCCAATCGAGGCCGTCCATGTCGCCTCGGGCGAGTCCGCCTTGGCTAAGGTTCTCCATCTCGGCGGTGAGTGTGCCGGGGCTGATCTCGAAGTTGCCGTCGGGGAAGGCGCTGGCGTTTTTGCCTCGGATGATATTGCTGGCGTATTCGCGGGCGCGGGCTTGGACGCCTTCGGGGCCGTAGGTTTTATCCACCCAGGCTCGGGCGGCGTATTTCTGCTGGCCATCAAGGGCTCCGCTGGCGAGGAGGGCGTGGCCGAATTCATGAGGCTCGACTCCTCCACGGCGGGCGTCGAGGTTGATGAAGACCTTGGCGCGTTCGCCGAGTGGGGCCTGCACAAACATGCCGGCGGTTCCGGCTCCGCCTTGGGCGTCTACATTTTTGGCGTATTCCTCGGCGCTGAGGGGAACGAAATCGAGGTTGTTGCGGAAGGTGCCCTGCATGGCGGCGAGCCTGACGAGGTTGTCGGGCGTCTGCGTGGCCATCATTTTTCCGACATCTCCGGCGTTGAGTTCGATATCGACGAGCATGCGGGACACATCGCTGAGGGCGGCTTGCTGGCGGCGTTGCTGGAGGCCAGTGAAACGGTCCACTCCTCCGCCGAGGGCGCCGAAGGTGCCGCCCATGGCGAGCATGGCGGCGGCGTCTTCATCCTGACCGGCATTGGCGGCGAGGAGGGCGAAGGGAACATTTGCGGCGGCACCTTTTGCGGCACCTGTGGCGAGGGCGCTGGATCCGCGGACGGCTTGGACGATGGCGGGATTCGAGAGCTTGCCCATGAATGCACGCATCTGCGGCGAGAGGGCTTGATTCGCGGCGAGGCGGGCGGGTGTGCTCTCGATGCTTACGAACTGGCTTGGGCGCTCGAGGACTTCTTTGAAAATGGAGGGCACCGCGGGGTTCGCCAATACGGCGGCTCGGGCGGCTTGGTCGAGGCCATTGGTGGCGTCGGCGGATTCGCGGAGGATGATTTTAGCTGTGCCTGCTCCGGTCTCGATCTTGCGGAGCACGCCGAGCCCTGCTTTGTAGGCGGGGTAGAACCCGGCAATGGTGGCGGTGACTTCTGGAGGGGCGCCCACTGCGGCGGCTCCTGCAGCGATACCGCCACCGATGCCGACATTGCGCCCAAAGGTCATGGCGTTTGCCGCGGCGGAGATGTTTTGCGGGCTCACGCCGGTCTTTTCGGTGACGACTCTGGCGAAACGCTCGGCGAGGATGTCGTTGCCTTTGACAAGGCCGCCTGCGAGTTTTTCGATGCCGCTGGCGGTCTTGGCACTGACGATCTTCATGCCTCGGGAGAGGCCGAGGGGTTTTGCGCCAGCGCTGAAGGGGATGATGTTGGTCGGGTCGGTGGCGATCTCGAGCACCTGAGCCTGGGACTCGATGGGCGTCTCTTGCTGGTTGCGGCCGGTGAGCACGCGGGTGAGTAGCTCGGTGGGCGCGGTCTTTTGCCCGAGCTCTTGATATTGGGCGTCGATGCCTTTTTCCCAAAGATGGTTTTTGAATTCGTAATCCTTCAAATCCTCCTCGTTGGTTGGGCGGATCGGTTGATTTGGATATCGCTCTTGGAACCCGGCGAGGATCATTGGGTTTTGCGCCTCGGCAAACAAAAACTCTCCCGTGGCCTCGTTGATATATTTAGGTTGGCCTTCCAGAGCCTGCTTGGCCCAGCCTCCGAGCTGCATGGCGCTCAAGGCAGCGCGGCCGATGCCGGTCTGGAGTGTGGCGGGGGCTTTGGCAAGAGCCTCTGATTTTGGCTCCTTGAGGGTGTCTGCTTTGATTCGGTCCCATGTCTCTGGGATGCGTGTCACGCTTCCCTCTGGGTCTACCGCCAGTGTGTAAAAAACATCCGCTGCGGTGACGAACAACCCTCCGACGGCCTTGGCTGCGAGTTCGCCATTGCCAGGGATTTTGCCTTGGGCCTTGAGGCGCTCCTTGGTGGCCTTTTGGTCGAAATACTCGTCGCGAGTCGGGATGTAGTTTGGATCTTCGAGGGCTTCCATGACCATTTTGTCCACCTCGTCTTGAGTGTAACCTTTGGGTCGGTTGGCTTGCTCAAGTAGGTCGATTTCTTCGGCCGTGTATTCACGATCTTCAAGCTGGGCAACGGGGCCTATGGCGGGTCCGCGGGCAGGCAGCGCCCCCTCGCCGGTGATCAGTCCGGCAGATCCTGTCGGTTCAGGTGCTCCGCTTGCGGCGGCTGAGGCCGTAGAGGCGTTTGGGGGAATAGGGGCGTCCTGCACCGGCAGCTCGGCGGCTGCTAGAGCGTCAACTTCATCTTGGGAATATTCCCTGTCCTCAAGGGCGGTAGAATTGGGCGGGATAATATTTACCATTGGGAAGTTGGATCAGGTCGCCTGCGGGAGTTTTGCGAATGCTTTGCGGGGCGGGTTGCTGGGGTTGTGCGGTGGCGGGTTGTGGAGCGGCTTGGGGAGCAGAAGCAGATCCGCCCATGCCTTCGATGCGGGACTTGGCGTCGAGGAGGTATTCCCTCCAAATGGTATCGTTCTGGTGCAGGCGGGGGCTCATGCCTTTGAGGAATTTCAATTCGTCCTGCGAAACGGGCTTGAGGAATTTGGTGAGCTCTAGGACATCGTTGTTGACGAGGCGCTCAAGCTCGGCGCGTTGGGCGGCGCGTTGGTCATCCCAGCCAGCAGAATCTATCGCAGCGCCGGCCGTGCCGTCCCACTTGCCCACAAGGTCTGTCAAAAGCGTTGAGTTTGGGCCTGTTGGGGTTGTGTATTTGTTGATCTTTTCAAGGACGAGCTGCTTGCGGGTCGCGATCTCGGCTTGCTCCTTGGCCTTGGCGATGGCCTCCTGCTCGAGCTTGGCTTTTTCTAGAGCGGATTTTTCTGCGGAGAGTTGGGCCGCTTTCATCTCCGCTTGGGCTTTTGGCGTGGACTGCTCCATGACGCGGGTGTTGAAGGTCTCGACGAATTCGGCTGCGGCTTGCGGGGTGTATTGGATGCCCTGCTTCATGTTTCGCAGGAGTTGCTTTTGGGACTCTGGCAACCGGGCGAAATCCTCGGCGGATTGCACGACGATGCTGCCAAAGTCAAAGCTGTTGCCTTTGGATGCCTTGGGCGGCGGTGGAGGCACGGCGCCGGCGATCTGATAGTTTTGCGCGAAGGCTTCGAGTTCGGAGGGGTCCATATTATTATTGTTGCTGTTTCGGCTCCGTCACAAATTTCATGTTGATATTGCCGGCGGGGTTGGCCTGTGGCTGGGCTGTGGGGGCGGCTGCTGGCACTCCGGTGTAGGGCTGCTGATTCGGAGCAGGTTGCTGGGCGAGCATGTTAGCGTTCACGCGGTTGGCTTGGGCGTTGTATTGGGTCTGATACATCCAGCGCTTTAGGTCGTGATCCATGAATGATTCTGCCGTCGAGACAATACCTTGGCGCTTGCCGAGCGGCATGGTGTCGAATTTGTCGATAGTCTCTTGGCTGAAGAGAGGTTGGCCGTCTGTCAATTTGTAGTCCTTGAGCATGTCGAACTTGGCGTTGACACCATCGGATGCGATCCGGTTTTCAGCGGCTTTAGTAATGCCTGTGGCAATGCTGGACCCCATAGATTTTAGTCCTTCGCCGATGGATTGGCCCATGTTGGCCATGCCTTGGGCGCGAATGTTGGCGGCGTTAGCGGTGTATTCTCCGAGGATTTCGCCGGAGCGGTCGTTGACGGTGGGGGCGTAGGGCATATTAGGTGGGGAGGTTTTGGGATTTACGGGCTTCTAGGCAGAGTGGGCTGCCAGGCTGGAAGGACCGGCAGGCATTCGGACGGTGTTGGTATATTGCGCAGGCGACTCCTCGGCCCACCTCGCCACGGAGAGCGATGCAGCGTCCGCAGGGCGAGGTTTTGAGCAAAGGGTAGTCGGTGCGGAGGTATTCGGCAGGGATGCCGGTGGCGTCGGAGCGGTCGCGCTTGAGCACGGGCCAGCTCCATTTGTGGGAGCAACAGGCTCCACACCGTTGGCAGTCGTATTCCATATGGGTTTGAATCCGAGGTCGGGGAAAACGATGTCTTCGTAGGGGGCGAGGTGACTGATGTTGCTGATGCGGGCTTTGAGCTTCGGGCAATCCACATGCGGGCCTTGGTGGCGGTCCACGCAGTTGAAGCAGACGGGGTAGAAGTCGGCGTTAAGGGATTTGTCGGGGTTGTTGACCCAGCCCGCCTCGGTCTTGATGTAGCGGGTGGGGTCGGGTGTAACGCCGTGGTCTTCGAGGTAGGTGTAGATGTCTTTGTCGCTCCAATCGCGCATCGGGTAGAGGCTCACGGGGCCGCCTGGGACATTGCGTATGTCGAGGGCGAGAGGGACATGGCCTTTGATGAGGTCGGTGTCTTCGTATTTCGTGCCGATATACACGGCTTCCCATGGCCAGTTGAAGTTGCCGGTGGGGCGTTGCAAGAAATCGGTGACTCCGCAGAGGAATCTCTCGCCCGGCTTGGGGCGCTCGGTGCCGAGGCTCATCACGACAGCGGTCTCGCCCCATTGGTAGTATTTGAGCATGTCAAAACGCATGGTGCCATTTTCCACATCAGGCCCATCGGCGATGGCCATGCGGGTCGGCGGGTAGTCGTAGATCGTGAGTCCCCATTCCTTGATGAGCCGGTCGCTGTAGGCATAACGCTCGCGGAGCTTCGGCTCGCGGTATTGCACAATCGGGAGATCCAGCCCGCAGTAGTGCAGCAGCAAATGGAGCATAGCGGTGCTGTCCTTGCCTCCGCTCCAAAGCACGGCGGCGTTCGGCCAACGGGCGTGCCAGGCGTGAATTCGATTTACGGTTGCCGCGATGAGTTCCTTCATATTTAGATAATAACGGCGGCTCCAATCATGCCTCCGGCTGCCAAACCACCGGCACCGATTGATCCCATCATGGAGGATTGTCCGGCAGCTCTTGCAGCACCGGCTTGAAGTCCGGCGCCTTGCAGAGCGGCTTGGTTGTTTTGGAAGCTGTTGTAGATGCTGGCCTGCATGTTGGTGTTCGTGTTGAAGAGGTCTTGGCCGTAGCTCATGGTCTGGCCGTAGGCTTGGCCGATGAGTCCGGCGCTGGGGGAGATCGTGGCGATTGGCATGCTGCTGCCGAGGGCGCGTTGGTAGGGGTCAAGGGCGACTTGGCTTTGGGCCATGCCTTGCGCGAGGGCGGCGCTGGTCTGGCCGAGTCCCGCCTGCTGGCCGTAGAGGCCGGAGAGCATGGAGGTGCGGGCTTGGTTTTGATCGAAATTCATCCCGGCGACCGAGCCGAGGAAGGCGCGGTTGTATTGCTCTTGCTGCTGGTTGGCGGCTTGGTTCTGGGCCTGGGCCGACATGTCTTGCGAGACATTGTATTGCGCGGCGTTGAGATTCGCGGATTGGTTGGCGAGCGCGGCCTGCTGGGCGAATTGGGCGTTGTTGGTGGCGCGTTGGTCGGCACTGGCGAAGGTCGCGGCGTTGGCCTGTTGCTGGAGATTGGCGTTGGTCTGGCCGAGCTGGAGGGCGGCGGCTTGGTTGGCGAGCCCGGCGCGGAGGAAGGCGTCTTGGTTGGAAAGGCTGGCCTGCTGGCGGTTTTGCATATTCGCCAGCGCCATTTGCTGCTGGTTGCCTGCGTTGTATTGACCTGTTTGAAGGGCGGCTTGTTGATTTTGAAGGGCGGCTTGGAGCCCTCCTTGCTGTTGAAATTCGGCGGCCCGGGCGTTGGCAGATTGGTTGGCAAGCGCGGCGCGGAGGTTGGCGTCTTGATTGGCGAGGGCGGTTTGTTGCTGGCTTTGGGTATTGAGCTGGCCAATGCCAAACGCGGTCTGCTGGTTGGCGAGTTGGGCTTGGAGGTTGCGGGCGGTATTTCCCTCCATGCGGGTGGCGTAGGCTTGGTTGGCGGCTTGGCGGATGCCGGTGCCTTGGTTGAGGGTTTGCTGGGCAAAGGCAAGGCGCTCGTTTTCACGCTGCGAGGTGAAGCGGTCGCGGTTGAGGAGTTCGGCAGCCACGGCGGATTGGCCGAGGCCAAGGCCACGGGCAGCGGCGGCGGCGCGAGCGCTCTGCGTGGCGTCTCGGCTTTGCTCGGCGGAGAGAGAACCCCCGAGAGCAAGGTCGCTGGCGGCGCGGGATTCCAGTTGGCCAAGGAGTCCGCCTCCTCTGGCTTCGTTCATCAGGCTACGCTCGGCGGCGCTGGCGCGGATGTTCCCGACTCCGACTTCGCCGATCTGATCCATTTGCGCGGCCCTCATGCGTTGAGCGCGAACTTGATTGGGGTCGTAGCCTGCCGGTCCCTGCACATCGGCGACTTGTCCCATTTGCGACGCAATACCCTGAGCGGCAAGCACGCGCCGCGCTTGCACATCGGCAACTGGGCCAGCCTGCGCGGCCTCCATGCGACCGATGTCTGCGACTTGCGCCCCTCGGACTTGATCAGCTGCGACTTGACCGGCGCGGATTTGGTCGGGGCGGTAGAGTTGTCCGGCGGCCATGTCGTTGAGACGGCGCATGGCGGGGTCTTGGCCTTGCGCGGCGTATTGGTCGCGGAGTTGGCCGAGGCCGGTATTGGCGGCGTTGACTTGGTTGATGCCGCTTTGGGCTTGATCCAGATTGGCGCGGGCGGCGCGGGTGTAGTCGTTGTCGAGCTGGCGGGCGATGTCGCGGGTCGATTCCTGCGCTTGGTCTTGGAAGGCGTCGTTGGTGCGAATCGCGGCGTCGGCTTGCGACTGCGCGTTTTGGGAGGAGTATTGCGAAATGTCGCCTAATTCTTGAGCAAGGCTGCGTGGCTGAGGTGCTGGAGGCGCACTCATGCCGCCCATTCCCATGCCGCCACTGGACATGGCGCTACCCCCGCCAGACATAGCTGACCCGGTTGACCCTGTTGACATGGCGTTGTTGCCGGACATGGCTGCGCTCATGGCGGGTGCGCTCATAGCTTGGCTCATGGCACCGCCACCGCCGCCGGACATTCCGCCTCCTCCGCCGCTGTTGCTCATGTTCATTGCCATAGAATTATTCCTTTTCTAAGAAGTGCTTGGCGTTTTCTGCGCCGTAGTTGAGGGTGATCTCTTCGCCTGGGGCGATGTCGCGCAGGGCGTAGTGCCGCATGAGTTCGTTCACCGCATCGATCTCATGGCAGGCGTTGGGGGTGTCGTGGTGGTTGTAGAGGGGAGCGAGGCCGAAGCCGATGATGCTGGTGGCGTCGTCGAGGTAGTAGCTGTAGGTCTCGCAGGCGGGGGCTTTGGCGAGTTGCTTCTTGGGCACGGTGGCGTAGGGAGCCTCCTCCAGCACTTCGTGCTTGGCGATGGGAGCCGTGGCGAAGACGCCCCACCGGTGCAAGGGAGACCGGCGCACGGCGAGCTTGGTCGCGTGGTAGGGCTCGGGGCGGAGCATGGTGGGGGCGGGGGTCATTTGGCTTCGAGGGCGGCGACGCGGGCGGCGAGTTCTTGGACGGCGGCAACGAGGAGGGGGACGAGTTTGGATTGGTCGATGCCTTGGTAGATTGGCTTGCCGTCTGCATCCACGGCATCCTTAGTGCCGGTGACGGCTTCGGGCACGACGGCCTGCGCTTCGTGGGCTAGGAAGCCATCGACTTTCGGTGCGGCGGGATGGCCAACCCACTTGAACCGATGGACCGGCAAGGCCGACAAGCGATCCAATGCGCCGGTTAGTTTTTCGAGGTCGGTTTTGAGCCGGTGGTCGGAGCCAGTGCTATAAATGACGCCAGTGTTAGTGCTGTTGGTTAAAATTCCGCCGATGTATTGAAATTCCGATGTATTTATATTGTATATTCCACTATTAGGCCCAGGCGAAAAACCTGTTATAAGACCTATATGTATGGCGCCAAAATTATTACGAGCTACAATAGTATTGGGTAAATTACTGCTCGTGGCGGTGGTGCGGGCGTTTGCAAGAGTCCCACTGGTAATGTTGTCGGCGGAATGCGTATGCGTGGCAGCGGCATAAGAGCCAGACGCTTGCTTGCCTGCGAGCAGGCTATTGACCTCGGTCTCTGTGTAGTAACGATCATCATGCGTATGCGTGGTCGGCGTCCTCGCATCCGAGAGGCGGGAGTCGGTCGTGATGACGGCCGTTCCAGTGATGGCGCTTGGCGCGATACCCGTTGCAGGCGCATAGCTTCCAGACGCCTGCTTGCCATCCAGCGCCGTTTGCAAGCCCGTCACATTGGCAATCGTGTGCGTGTGCGAAGAAGCAGCTTTCCCAGCCAGGTCGGTCGTGAGGTTTGCAACCGCAGATTGGGCGACTTTGTTGGCCGTTGATATGGTGGCGAGCTTCGTGTCGGCGATGGCGGCATTTGAGGCGATGTCGGCATTGACGAGCGGCGAGAGTGTCGCGGCATCGACGAGCTGGTGGATTTTCTCTGGGGTGACGAGTTCGCCGTTTACGAAAGTTTTGCCTTTGGTGATGGTTGCCATGGTTAATTGAGGGTGCGGGTTTCGGTGGGGTCGAGGGCGGAGCGGGTAGCTTCGGCGCTGATTTGGCGGAGGGTCGGGCGGCCTGTAAGCGTGTGGTATTCGAGGTCGAGGCCGGTCGCCTTCGTGCGGAGGGGGGCTTTGAGTGTGTAGTCCTCTTGCTCGCCCGAGGTATTGGCGAGGGTGGCGATTTGGTAGTCGGCGTCGTAGTCGGTGGTGATGGCGCGGAGTTCGCAGGAGGCTTCGGCGGGCAGGAGCAGGGAGGCTTTGGCGCGGGTGAGGCGCTTGGTGTTGAGGCTTCCCCAGCCGTAGCGGCGCGTCAGGAGATAGCCGGGAATGTCGGTGTAGAGGTCTTCGTCGTTGGCGAATGGCACCTCGTCGCCGGTGTCGAGCTCGTCGAGAAGGAAGAGCGTTCCGGCGCGGCTGGCGGCAAAGAGGCGGCGCTGGCTGGAGTAGGTGGCGACCAGTAGCTCGTCGAGGTTGATTGCGTAGGTGTCGCGGCTTTCCCATTGCGAGTTCAGGGCGTTCCACAAGAAAAGGGTGTTGTTGGCCGTGGCGTTCTCGCCGATTGGGACCGCGAGGTAATAGCGGTTGTTCCACCAACGGCCTACGGCGAGGTGCGCGTAGTCGCTGTTGATCTCGTCGATCTGGTCGGCGATGGGGTCCGAGAGCGGCTGGGTGTTGGCGCGGAGCTTGAGGTCGAGCTGGGTATCGAGGCGGTAAACTCCGGCATCGGAGAGGAAAAACACAAATTGACCTGCCGTCTGGATCGAGCGGCGGGCTACGCAGCCGATCTCGTCAGTCAGGAGCGTTAGCTTGGAAATGGCAGAGTCCACCGCGAAATCTGTGCCGGTCGCGTTGCTCGTGTCAGTGAGATTGGCAATCCAGATCGAGTTGCGCAGGAAGACCAGCGCTTGGCCTTCGACCCATGGGTGAATGGCGACGAGGTAGTCGTTCGAGCCCTGGTTGGCGCGAAAGCTCTGGAAAAACGGATCGTAGAGGTCGGGGTCGAGAACATCGGATATGGCCACGGCATCGCGGCCATCAGGAATCCAGAGTCTGTTTCCGATATAGCTGGCCCAGCCGGTGGAGCGCAGGGTCTTGAAACTCACTCCCTCGGCAGGCACGCCCGAGGCGGCGCGTTGAAACTCCATCGTCGAACCATCCCACCACAGCGGCGGCTTGACACGGCGGATTGCGATGTCGGCGGCGACATCGGGCGCTGTGCCAGCGGGCACGGCGATGGTGAAGGCATTGGCCGTCGCGGCGAGGATGTCGAACTCATGGCCTTGGAAAGCCGCTTGGCTGCCCTCCTCTATCCGCACCCGCATCCCGGCGACATAGCCGTGAGCGGTGATGTGGACCGTGGCCGTTGTCCCCGAGACCGCGATGCCAGAGGTGGTGGTGTATTGCCAATCCCAGCCCGGCACGCTCATATCGGCCTCGCGGAGAATGTAAAATCGGTTGAAAGCCTGCACGGTCGAAACCGTATCGCTCAATTCGATCACCTCATCCGCCGCCGTGCCGTTGTTGGGGTATTGGATTTCGACAATCGGCTCATCTTGCCGATAGAGAAACGCCGAGGTCGGCCCGCACAGGACAATGTATTCGCTCGCATCGAAATAATTCGGCGAGGAAAAGGTTCCCGAAGCGCGGATACCGCCCTCGTAAATCGTTTCGATGATGGCCGAATTATCAATCAAAAACGGCATGACCATTGGCTGGGTGCCCGCCGCGATCCCGTCGCCCAGGCGTTTGGCCCCTTTGCGCGTCTGGGCGACGCCTCGGTCGAGTCGCATGTTTTCGGCGTATTGGACCATGCCCGCTTGCAACTGCAGCGGGTTGAGGCGGGAGGCCATGCCGATAAATCCAGCATCGCCTTCGACTATGGTCTGATCGTCGGGCATCTACCTTCTATTCTGCGGATGGTTGTCAAGGAGGGCGCGGATGGCTTTAGCGCTGATGCGCGGCTCGCCTTTGAATCGCATCAGGTCTGCAAGTTGGCTGGGGGTCTTGCCGCGATGGCGGGCGAGGACGGCTTGCACCCGGTCGAGCAAATGGGCCGGAATGCCTGCGATGGCTTGGGGCGAGGATTTGGCGGGCTTGGGGGTGCCGGGCTCGATGATGCGGTAGCAGGTGACTTGCACGGGGCGCATGGTGGCGGCGTCCCAATCGCTGAACTTTTTGGTCTCGATGTCGCGGGCTTCGATGGCGTCGCGCAGGAGGTCGTGGACATTGCGCTCGGGGCAGCCGAGTTGGCGGGCGGCTTGCTGGCGGGTGAGCCATCCTTGGTTTGCGGGGATGCCGTATTTGAGGGCTTTGTGCTTGAGGGCGATTGCAGCGAGTTTGTTCATGCGGACTTGGGTTTGAGGAGGAGACTGGCGTAGCTGGTGCCTTCGTTGATGGTGACATTCACCATCTGGAAGTTGCCGGTCTTTTTGCTGATGAAGCGGACGAGGTAGCCGTGCGTCCACTCGGTGGGGCGGGTGTTGGCGTAAAGGGGCTGGCGTTTGCACAGGCAGCCGGGGTTCCATGCGGAAATGAGGCCGACGCCGGGGAGGTGCATCGGCTTGTAGGCGGCGCGGTGGGTGTCGAAGAAAACGATGTTCGCAGCGGCCTTGGCCATGGCTTGTCCAGCGGCGTCGCGGGCGTTGCTGATCTTGTGAACGAAAAACGCCTTGTCGATTTTGACCCAGCCAGGCGTGTCGCAATCGCCGTGGGTTTTTCCCTGGTGGTAGTAGCGGATGCCTCGGTCTTTGAGCCTCAACACATGCTCGGGGCAGAAGGTGCGGCGAAGCAGGTCGGTGTCTTTGTGGTGCGCGAGGCGTTGGGTGAGCGCCCAGCGCTCGACGCGCCATTCGTGGTTGCCTTCTACATAATGCACCTCGGAGGGCGAGGCAGCGGCGAGGATTTGGTCGAGCAGGGAATTGCTGACGGCGATGTCGTCCTCGTAGGAATCCTCGGTCTCGGCGACATAGCCGAGCGTGTGGTGCTCGGCGAGGAAGCCGCCGCAGTCGATGAAATCGCCGCCGATGATGAGTCGGTCGGGGTTGAGGGATTTGAGATCACCGAGGAAAGCAGCCATCGCGGCGGGGTCGTGTTTGTTGCCGTGGACATCGGAGAAAATGACTTCGATGATGTCGCCGGTCCCGGCCTTCGATGTGGCGGGCGTGACCTTGCGCGGGGCTTTGGTGAAACGCGAACGCTCCAGAGCTTTGATCGTCTCGGCGTGAGCGCGGCGCTCGGCTTCGAGCTGGGAGCGGGCTTGTGCGGCTTCGTTCTGCGCGGCGGTGACTTGGCTGGCGTGAACGATGTTTTGCAGTTTGTTGGTTTTCATTCTTCGTCCTCCTCGTCTTCGTCTGGCTCGTAGGGCCAGAGCATGTCTTCGGCTTCGCGGCAAAGAGATTTTGCTGCGTAGTCGTTGCCATACTTTATGTCCATGTAGTAGGTCGTGCCTTCGTCCTCCCAACTCACCACGGCAATGCCGACATCGAAATGCTCGGCAAGCAAGGAGCGCACCTGGAGCATGATGGCTTCGCGGTCTTTGGGTGGGGAGGTTTTGGGTTTGCGGAGACGGCTCATGCGAAGATGTCTTTCCCTGCGGCGACGCGCTCGCGCATTTGGGCGAGGGTGAGGCCGGTGGGCACTTCGTAGTGCGGTGTGTCTTTGAAGCTCTTGAAATCCCCTCCCCATGTCAGGCCGAGGCTGCGGGAGGCTTGGCCGATCTCTGTGTAGATAGGCGAGTCGGTTAGGTAGGCTTTGTCTTTGAAGAGGCCGATGTCCCAGGCGGTGCCGAAATTGTGATTGGAAAAGCCAGCGCGGGCGTTGGTCACTTTCGGGCCTGCGGTGGTGCGGCCTTTGGCGTAGAGCGCATCCTGCTCGGCGTAGCTACGCAGGCCGCTGATGATGCGGACCACTACGCTATGCTTGCCTGCGAGGTCGAGCGCGAGTCGCATGAACTCTCGCGCTTTAGGCTGAACAGCCGGGTGCAGCGTCGAGATATTCCGCTCGGTGCGCTCGTCGAAGGTCATTTGCTTGAGGACGGCTTGGGCAGCTCGGGGAGGGTGTAGCTGAAGCGCCCGTAGTCGGTTTCGAGGGAGATGCCGAGTGTGCTGCAGCCGGTGAGGAAGGAGATGCAGAGAAAGATGTAGCCGAGCAGCAGGCCGGTGGCGGCGATCTGGGCGGGCGAGGTCATTTCTCGTCGCGGAAAACCTCGTAGGCTCCCACGAGCGCGATAACAACCGCACTGATGGCCGAAAATTGGTCGGGACTGACTTGCCAACCGGTGAGGGCTACGAGCGAGGCGATGCCAGCCCAGGTCGATTTTTGTTTTAGGTGCGAGAGGATTTTATTCATGGGGGGGAGAGAGTTTTAAGTTTTAAGAATTAAGTTTTAAGGGTCGTGGGGCGGGGACTTCTTTCTGAGGATGGCGTAGAGGGAGGCCAGGCCGACCGCGATGCCGACTAGGAGCGAGGCGATGCGCAGCCAGGCTTCGATCTCGGGAAGCATCGACACCCCGAGCCCCGTCGCCGTAGCGACGAGGCCGGTGAAGGAGGCGGCGGCTTGGTGCGTGTCCATTGTTAGCTGAGGGCGGCGGCGAGCTGCGCTCCGGTGGTGGCCACGGTGCTGCATTGCGCGAGTCTGTCGGTCTGGAGTAGGTCGGTCTTGGCTTTCACCGCGTCGAGCTTCGAGGCTTCGGAGGCAGCGAGTCTGCTGCTCACGGCTTGGTCTACTCGGGCCAACTCGACCGAAAGCTCGGAACGCACGGCTGCTGCCACCGTGCTGGCGGACGGCGCAGTGACTCCGGCGATGGCGGCCTCAAGGAGGCTTTGGTCGGCAGGATCGCTCGGCAGCGCATCGGTCTTCGATTTGATCGCCGAAAGCTGGGTCGAGTTGCTATCGAGTTCTTGGCGAATCTCGATGGCTGTCGGGCCGCTGGCGCTGGTGAGCGTGCGGGTGGCGTGGCTCCAGATGTCAGTTGGCGTGACGCTTGCTGGTGCGTTGGTGAGCGTGTCCACCGTGCCGCCGGTTGTGGTGCGCGTGGCGGCGCTCCACACGGCATTTGCCACGCTGGCTGCGGTTGGCGCGCTGGTCGGTGCATTGTAGTCTGCCGATGCGAGCCTGCTCGAAACGGAGGCATCCAAGTTGATGAGCTTGCCGCCTGCTCGCTCAAGGTCCGAGCGGATCGCGGCGACGAGGGAGACTTCGCTGAGGTTGGTGTTCCCGATTGCGCCCACGATGGCGTTGAGCACGGCTGAGCCGTCGGCTTCGTTGAGGAGGCTTCCTTCGACTGCGGTGGCGATTTGCGCGGCGGTCGGCGGAGTTGTGTAGTCTGCATCTGCCAAACGGCTGGAAATCGTGGCATCCAGATTACTGAGCTCTGTCAGCTCTGTGCGAACGGCTGAAGCCACAGCGGCGGCTGTCGGGGCGCTGGTCGGGGCGGTGTAGGCTGCCGAGGCCAGACGGCTTGAGACGGAGGCATCCAGATTGGAAAGCTCGGTCAATTCCGTTCGGACGGCGGAGGCTACCGAAGCGGCACTAGGCACGCTCGGCAGGTCGCCGGTCGTGAGGGTCGATCTGGTGCTGGTGGCGACATCCAAGCGCGAAAGCTCGGTGGATAGCTCCGTTCTCACCTGGCTGGCGATTTGGCTTGGCGTCGGCACGGTCGGCGCGTTGGTGAGGGTGTCAACTACGCCGCCGGTGATGGTCTTGGTCGAAGCTCCCCATACCGCTGTAGCGATTTCTGAAGCGGTGGGCACTGAAATGGTTAGGGTTCCGACCGTATTGTCAACGGGCGTTCCCATGGCCACCGCTGCCGGGCTTGGGACGATACAAGTTCCGGTGACGACTCCTCCGATGCCGTAAGGGGTGCCGCTGCGGACATCGCTGGCGGCGGGGAAGTTTGTGGCGTTGTCGGGGGTGACGAGGTTGCGCTTTTGCAGCAGCGTCTGCGTGCCGACCTCGATGTAAGTCTGGTTGTTGAGCGCGGAGGCCCAGCGCCATGCGGTGCAACCGATGGGGTTGACGCCGAATGTGGTCGAGATGAGGAATGGGCCGGTCAGAAGCGTGACTTGGGCGCGGTTGCTTCCTCCAACCCCTCCGACAGTCTCGCTCGCTTGAATCACGCCGTCGATAAGCATGGTTCCGGTGGATGCATTGATTGCTCCAGGCCCGGAAGTTCCCCCTGTGCAAGTTCCTGTAATGTTCAGAGTGCCAGTTGATACATTCGTTGCTCCAGTAGAGTTGCTACCTGCACTGCCCAAGCAATTTCCAGTAACATTCATCGTGCCGGTGGAGTTGTTTTGCGCTCCGGGGTTAAAAGTTCCCCCAGTGCAAGTTCCGGTGATGTTTATAGTGCCAGCTGAGTTGTTATTCACGCCAGCACCATTGGCTCCCCCAGTGCAATTACCGCTGATATTCAGTATTCCTGAAGATGTATTACTAGCTGCAAATGCGTTGCTTGCGCTTCCGCCAAGACAATTCCCAACAATTTGTGCAGAGTTTCCAGATGTGCCAGAAAAAACAACGGTTACAACACTAGCAGTAGACCCCCCAAAAACATTGGCCGTGAGCGTCACGCCATTGGAAAGCGTGAATGACCCGTTTGCGGTGGCTCCGCCAAATGTGTCATTACGCACCTCGCCAGTCGCGCCGAGGTTGGTCGAGACATTGACCGTGATGGCGAAGGAATTGGCCATGAGGACATCTCCTGCGACAAATGTGACAGCCGATGCCGTTCCGGCGGGAGCGGTCGCCCAGACATCGGCGGCGTTGATGTTTCCGGCCTTGCGGGCAAAGTAGGTTGCCATGGCTTAGAGTCCTTTCGCGCTGAGGTAGGCTTGGAGGGCAGCTTGGATCGCGCCGATGGCAGCTTGCTCTTCAGCGGAGGCTTGGGAGAGCGATCCGAGGACGACGGCTTTGCGGTGTTCCATGCCTGCTTGCTCGACCACTCCGTCTTCGACTCGGGTCGGGATGAGGGACATGGCTACATTCGCGTCGGGCTGGCCGGTTTCGGGTTTGTAAAATCCAGTGATCGCCAGTTGGAGAGAATAACGGTCGTAGGATTTTGAGTCGATTTGGAGTGGGGTTGTGGCTGTCATGGTGGTGGTGGGTTTGATGTTTTAAGAAAATTGGAGGGACTCTTTGAAAGCCCACGCGCCGACTGCGGATTGCTCGGAGGAGACATTGCCTGCGGCGTCGGTGGTGATTTTGTAGATGGTCCAGGATGGGGCGTCCTCGGCTGGGCCGCTTGAGGGGTAGTCGGCCCAGGCGAGGCGGCCCATGTAGAGGGTGGTGCCGTCGGTGGCGCTGAGTTGCAGGTAGTCGCTGGGGTCGCGGGGGCGGGCGAGGCGGAAGACTTCTCCGGTGTGGTCCTTGGAATACAAGCGCCGGTCGGCGAGGTTGAGGGCGAGGCTCCCTTCGGCCACTTGCGCGGCGGTGGGGACTCGGCCTGGAACCGTGCTGCGGAGGAGCTTGAAGACCGTGGCCATGGAGAAGTTTTAAGTTTTAAGAATTAAGTTTTAAGCAGTGGCCCCGTGGCGGCGGCGCGGGCTGGAACCGCACCGCCGCTGTGGGAGGGAGGGAGCTACTAGAAGCTGCCGCCGTCGATTTCTGCCTCGATGGCGTCCAAACGCGAATCGAGAGAATTTTCGGCTGCTGTGGCGCGGGAAATCTCGCTGTTCAGCGAGTTGGTCACTGCGGTCACTGCTGAGGCACGATCCGTGATCTCGGTGGCGAGGTTAGCGGCGATGACGCCTTCAGCGGCGGTCGCACGCGAGATTTCGCTGGAGAGGTTCGATGTCAATGTGGAATCAGCACTCGTGCGAGCGGATGTCTCGGTGGAGAGATTGCCTGCAACGGTGTTGATGTTCGATTGGACGGTCGTGATCGCTGATGCGCGGTCGCTGATCTCGGTGGCGAGATTGGCGGCGATGACGCCTTCGGCTGCTGTGGCGCGGTTGACTTCGGCTGTGAGGGCCGAGGAGGCGCTGGAAGCGAGGCTGGTGATAGCACCATTCAGAGTGCTGTCTGCGCTCTGGAAGGCCGAGACAACTTCCGTGAGGGAGTCGAGGGCTGCGCCGTCAACATTCGAGAGAACATTGTCGATGCGGGTTCCGAGTGCGAGCTCTGCGGCGACTGCACGGGAATTCTCCGAGGAGATTGCCGATGTGCGATTGCTGGTCTCGGTAGCGAGAGCGGCTGCGGTCGCGTAGTGGCTTCCGCCCACTGGCACCACCGATGAGCCGGTTCCAAGGTAGAGAACGCCGTCTACGGCGTTATACGCTGGCTCACCCGAAAGAAGACTTGCGGGGGCTCCTGCTGCGCCGGTCAAGCGGCGTTTGATTCTGATATTTGCCATGATGTTATTAGGGGGTATTGGGGGTTGTTACTGCGGGGTTAGTCCTAAAACTCACCGCCGTCCGAATCGGCGACGATGGGTATGTAGGAAAGGGTTTCGACATCCCAACGATGTGGGACATTGTTGTCGGCTGAAAAATAGATGCGGGCTACGACGCCTTCGGCGGGGAAATCGGCGAGAGTCGGGAAACGCTGCACATCGTCGAAATCGTCCGGGATCATCGTGCCACTGATCTGGCCCGAGGAGTCGAGCTGCGCCACCTGAGCGGTGGTCGAAATCATGTTTCCGGTGAGGGGATCGAACGAAACTTGCGACATGGTTACGCGAATGGAGGATACTGAACGAAGGAGGTTTTGAGTTGGGCGTTGTCGGTCGCGGGAACGCCGCCGAAATAGGTCATGCGGATGCGGGCGACTGCGGTTCCGCCAAAGCTGTATTCGGTGTAATCGGTGTTGTTGGTGGCCCCGACGCGGAAAATTTCAAACTTGTCGTAGAGAGGAACTGGAAATCCGGTGGTGACTCGCAGAGCCCCATCTGATGTGGCTTGGACGGGCTGCACGATGCCAGCAGAGGAGCGGGCGGCGATCTGAATTGTGGGGTTACTCATGTCGTTAATTTAATTATGGGAGAGGGTGTCAAGGGGTGATTATTGGAAGCTGGCGGAGTAGCGTCGGACTTCGCCTCGGCGAAGCCAGGCGTCGTCCATGGCCTTAAGGAGGTGGGATTCGGCTTTGGCGAGGTGGAAGCTGGATTTATCCATCTGGCCGTCTTCGGCAAGGGTCTCGGCAAAAGCGGTGGCCTTGAGGTATTCGGCCAAGAAGTGTGGCGCACGCTGACGAAGCCAGTATTCACCGTTGGTAGGAAGGATGCCGGTGGATGCTTGGAGCGCACGGTAGCAATCGCCTGTGGTGGGGTAGTAGACGAGGTCTCCGGCGTTGTAGGCCGTGCCAGGAAAGTAATCACTGGAGGTGAAGACGGGGAGTGGGAGGGCGAATTGGACGAAGACGGTGCCGCCGGCGTAAGCGGAGTCAGTGATAAGGACTCGGTCTTCAGCGATGAGGTATTTAAGCGAGATGGAATTTTGCAGGCCGTTTGGCTCGCGGTCGTAGATGTGCAGGACTTCGCCGATGGGGGTCTGACCGAGTTGATTGAAAAGAATGTATGGGATCTCGGTGGTCTCGTTAGCAGTGCTCTCGATGTATGTGGCGGTGAGGCGGTCGTTCCACGCGACATCGATGGCGGTGTCGATATTCTGGACATCTCCAGACGCAGTGGTGGTGATGCGTTTGATGCGCCAGACGGAATCTGCGTAGTCGGAGTTTGCCAATGCTCGGCCTATGTAGGCGGTGGTGCCGATGTAGTCGTGCTCGTATGTGAAGCCGCCTTCCACAAAGTCTGCGCCATTGGGCGTGCGCTCTTCGGTGAGGTAGATTTCTGGCCAGTCAAAAAATGTCCATGCGGTGAATGCGGCGGAGCTGAGATATTCAGCGATGGCTGCGGATTGGCTTGGCATCAAGGGTTGCGCGGCGTCGATGCCCATGCGGGTAATGACGCCGTCGCGGAGGGATTTGTAGGCGACGGTTTTCATTGCGCGCCTCCTTGCATTTCTTCGGCGACTTTTTGGAGGCCCGGTTGGGCGCCGACGCGGCCGATTTGGGCGTTTTGCTGTTGTTGGACTTGGAAGGCGAAGGATTCCATGCGGGCGTTCAACATGGCGGCGAAGATTTGGTCTTGTTGCAGGCGCTGCTGGATGGCTGGGTTGCTTTGGATGATGTTTTGGAGGGTTTGCAGGCGGAGCTGGAAGTTTTGGCCCTCGCCTTTGAGAGGAGGCTCGGTGCCGGCGGCGATTTTTGTGAACTGGACTTGCTCGTCGTCGATCTCTTGCTGGCTGGCGGCCTCGGCGTCGCGGATGAGGAGCTCGGAGAGATTTGGGTCGATGGAACCGAATAGGAATTTGACGAGCCCAGCGCGGTCGATGACTCCTTGCGTGTCGAGGGGGATGAGCTGGGTGAGCCCTTGCAGCTTGATCTTGAGCGCTTCGGAGTCGAGCGTGCGGGCGTCGAAGTCGAGGCGGAGGTCGTATTTGCCCTGGATATCCTGGCGGCTGGCGCGGAAGGGGGTGGGCAGGCCGCCGGCGACTCGCACGAACTGGATGTCGTCAAGGTATTGCTGACAGAGCTGGAAGGTCTGGCCGAGGATGAGGGCCATGTCGGCGAGCCAGGTATCGACCAGATCCTGTTGGGCGAGGAGAGCACGCTGCGGGGCCATGTCGGCGCGGGGAATGCCGAAATACTCGTCCACATCGCGCCGGGTGGCGGCTTCGATTTCGATGGTGCCCATGTCATTCACCGGCGGGGCCATCCATTGGAATTCGCCGGGGCGACGCTCTGGGAGCTGCTTGGCGGGGCCGAGGACGATTTCCATTTTGCCGCGATTGGCAGGAACTTTGAGCGGGGGGAGAATGGTGAGCGAGGCGCGGTCGCTGCGATAGTCGCGTTGCACCTTGATCTCGCTTTGCTGGCTGGCGACGAGCTCGGGCACGCCTCGGGCCTCGATGAGCGGGCGGCTGGTGCGCTCGAGTGGTAGCTCGATGAAGGGATACTGACCGTGCTCGTAACCCATGGCCTCGGACTTGGCGACGCGGTCCACGACGCTGGGCTGAATGTGGGTGCAGATGACCTCCATGGCGCCGATTTTTTCGTTCCACTTCTTCTGATAAACGCGCCAGACCTCGATCATGTCGCGGTCGTCGGAGAGCAGGAATGTATCGGTGATGCGATACATGTTCCGGCCGGTGCGGCGGGAGATGCCTTTGTGCTTTACGGCCTCATCGATCCAGCGGGGGTCGTAGTCCTCGGTGACTTCGCGCTCGCGGAGCTCGTCCTCGCGGAGGAGTTCGCGGCAGGCGATAAAAGGAGCCCGCTGGAGGTCGTAGGTGGATGGAGGGAAAATGATGTCCTCCCATGGCTCGTAGGCTTGCCAATCGGGGAGGTTCTCAAAAATGTAGGGCGAGTCGTATTCAAACGCTCCGGTCTCGCGGAGCTTGCGGACATTGGCAGCGGTGCCTTGGCCTGGGAGCAGGAGATCCATCTCGCGGGCGACGGCTTCTTCCTGCGTGGGGTCGAGGATGGCCTCGATGATGAGGGCAAGCTGGGGGTCGCCGGTCTCCATGTATTGCATCTGGAGAGACTCGAGCGTGAAGGTGAGTTTTTCGTTGCGAGTAGTGCGGCGCCAGAAGACGCCCATCACAGCAAGGCCGTAGGTCTCGCGGATGTTTGCGGCGAGTTCGACCTCGCGCTTCGTCATGGCGGCGCAGTGGGAGTTGAGAAGCCACTGGATGACGGTCTCGACTTTGCGACCGGCCATGATGTCGGTCGTCTCGGTGGGCATCACAGCGAGACGGGCGCGGGTGAAGGAATTCTTCATCAAGCGCACACGCTCATTGATGAGCATGTCGGAAAGGCGGATTCGGGAGTCGGAGGCGCCATCCCAGGGGAAGGCTTGCTTGCCGAGGTTCGACGAGATTTTGCGGCCTGTGTCGTCTTGCCCTGGCCAGAGACAAAACCTCTGGTTGTAGTTGAGATTTTTGCGCGACCAGTAGTTTGCCGCGTCGGTCTCCGCTTCCTCGACGAGGCCGATGATTTCTGAAATGGCGGAGGATTTCATTGGACGACGATGGTCGGCTTGGCGGTGGTGGTGACGACGGTGTGGGGGTTGGCTTTTTTGAATTCCTCGCGGAATCCTTTGTCCTTCCAGCAACCGGGGTAGAGGTTGTTCCAGTAGATGTAGCTGTCGAAATCGACGGACATGGTGTGCTGGCCGATTCCTTCCACCGTGCTGCGTGCTGCGGCGATGCGGTCGCTGGCGGCTTTGATGCGCTGCTGGCGCATCTCGGCATTGACCATGCTGGCGTGCCAGCCGGTGCGGAGTTCCTCAGTGACCAGCGGGGCGAGGTCACCAAGATCGGCTTCGAGTTCTACTGCGAGGTCGGACATTTAGAAAATTGTCCCGCATTGGGAGGGGCGCTCAGGGTTTATCTGGAGGGTGGTGAGCGCCCCTCCGTAGGGCCTATGCGGGGGAGGCTGGATTAGGCTGTCGGTGCGAACTTGCCGAGAGCCAGAGGGCTCTTGACGCAGAGGGCGCAGATCGCGTCCACGATGCCGCGTGGTCCACCGCCACGGTCTTCCAGTTCTTGGAAGCGGGGCTTGCGGTTGTAGCGGAGCTCGACCATGTCCATATCGAGGACATAGCCACGGCCGTTTTGCACAGCGGCTGCGTTTGTGGTCGCGTCAGCGGCCAGGAAGAGCGATGGGATGAGCTCGAGAGTGCCGAAGTCGCCCTCGAAGATATCCACCGTCGAGACGATTTTGTTCTCGTCCTTCTGGTTCAACACGCGGATCGCGCTGGCGACATTCGTCGAAGCGAACTGAGTGCGGGTGAAGGATGTGAACTGGCGCTTGAGCGTCGGTCCGCAGACGAGGCTGTAGGTCGAAACCTTGCCGGTCTGGGAGTAGATGCTCTGGAGCATGTCCTGGATGTTGTTTTCGGTGAGCGATGCGGTCGCAGTCGCGTTGATCGAGCCAGCAGGGGTCAGGTAGTTGGCGTTGACGGGGAGGTCACCTTGCGCAGTGCTCTGGATCCAACGACCGAGGCCACGGGTGAGGTAACTATTCGCACCGCTCTGCTCGCGGGAGTTTTGGTCCGAGCAGAAGGTGGCTTCCATGTCGCGCTTGAGCATCTCGAGGGATTTGCTGACGGCGCGGGCCATTTCTTTCTTTTTGCCGATACCTGCTACTTCAGAAACGGTATTCGCGAGATCGTCCACTGACGGGACGCGCCGAAACTTCTGAATACGAGCGCTTAACAGCACGCGATTCGCGGCTTGGTCTTCGTAGTCGGAATCGGTGACATCCGAGTTGGAGAGGACGCCGGTCAGCGAGGGAGTGCCGAAGGCGTCAGCTTGCCACTGGGTGAGGGGGTTGATGGGTTCTGCGCCCTTCTTCGCCATGGAGACGACGGGGCATGATTTGGCGTCCACGACTGCGATGAGGTCGGAGAGGTCCTGGCGGATGCCAGTTTGGGAGGTGATGAGTGTTGCGGGCATATGTTAAGGGGGGGGTTGGTTTGGATTTGGGGGGTTAGAGCGCTCCTTCGAGGAACGCTGCGATGTCGTCGGTCTTGAGCGAGGATCCTCGAGAGAACAGGTTTTTTGCTCCTTCGCGGGTCGCTATGGTTTGGGCGGGCACTCGGGCACCTTTTGCGGGACTCGGCGGGTTGCTGGCTTTCACGGGGGATTTCGACTCGGTCTTGGACGATGCGGCTTTTTTCTGGGCGGCCTCGGCACGGGCGAAGCGGAGCTTCTGGCCCTCGATGGCGTCGCCTACGATCATCTCGAGTTGAGGGAGACCTTTGAGGTAGGGGTGCGCTTTGAGCGTGGCTACGAGGCTTTCGTGCTCGGGGGTGCCTGCTTTGAAGAGGGCCGGGTAGACGGCCTTGGCTTCTTGCATGACGGCACTGCGCTGCGAGATCCATTCCTTGCGCTTGGGGGCGTGCTCGGTGAGTAGCTCGTCGGCGGTGGCGAGGTATTCACGAACCTGGGATGGCTCGTAGTAGACATCCTCGCCGGCGGCATTCTGGACGGTGCCGCCTTCCAAATTTTTAATCGCCCAAGCGCGGATTTTCTTCGCGGTGGCAACCCGGTCTTCGAGTTGCTCGGGCGTTTCCACATCGGCGAGCGGGTCGCTCGCGGTGGGTGTAACTTGGATGGGAACGGTGGCGTCGAGTTTGGCTCGCAGCTCGCTGACCTCGCTCTCGAGCGTCTCGGCGCGTTCTTCAGCCTCGCGGCGCTTGGCCGTGATTTTGTCGATGCGCTTGAGGAGCTTCTCGGGGACGGGGTTCTTTTCCTCTTCCGGCTCGGCGTCGTCTTTGTCCTCTTCGGACTCGGCGTCGCTGTCGTCTTCAGACTTTTCGTCGGTATCTGGTGAAAGATCAGTTTCCGCTGAGGTGTCCTCCGTCTCGGTGGCCTCTGGCTGCGCTTCTGGCGCGGCTTCGGTCTCCTCGGCGGCGGGTTGTTCCTGCGGGGTTATCTCCTCGAGATCGAAGCCGATTTCGGCTGCAATGTCGGTGAGCGATAGTGGGGTGTCTTGTGTGTCTGTCGTCATGGTAATCCAACCAAGTGGGTCAGTGCCTTCTGGGGCGAGCGGCACAGGGGCTCGTTGAAATTCAGAATGACGACAGAATTCTGGAAATCTATAGAGCCGCACCCAGATCAACATGAATCAACGCCGATCAACAGATATCAGCAGAAAAAAAGCGAACCGCTAAGGAATGCTTAACGGTTCGCTTGGTTGAAAAAGGTCCGACGGCTCAGGTCGCTCACGGTCGCCTCGCTTACCCCTTGGGAACGGCGAGACGGCATGCCCTCAATGACCGCCGGAAAGTTTTCTACATCTTCTTGCTCGCTTCGTCGATGCGCTGGAGGAGGTCAGACTCAAAGCCGCGGAGGGCGTCAAGGGCTCCGGCGCAGTGGGCGAGCTGGCCGTGCTCGGTGGCGGTCTTGATGCTGCCGACCAACTCGACGGCGTCGTCGATGTGGTCGCGAAGGACTTGCAGGACGGCTTGCACGACGAGCGGTTTGCTGCCGGGCATGCAGAGCGCGGTCGTCATGTCGTCGTCGTCGAGGCGGTCTGGGAGGATGTAGCGGGTGGTTTTTTTTAGGGTGATCATTTTTGGGCGTTTGTTCGGTGCCAGTTGCCGCAATGGGGGCACTGGTAGACGGTGTGGATTTCGGATTTTTCGTGGAAGAGGCGGATGGCGACTCGCTCGGCATCCTGGGCGGTGAGATAGCGGACCTTGCCTGATGGGCATCGGGCGGGGAGACGCTTCGGCATGGGGGCGAGGGAGGTCATGCAAGTTGGAATTTTTTGATGATGTCAGGGAGTGAAAAGCTGTGGCGTTTCTGCTTGGGTGCGGCAATCGGTCGCAGGAGGCCGACCTCGATGTAGGTTCTGTAGGTTTGATCACTTATGCCGAGGAGGTCCATGACATCGCGCTTGCGGAGCGTGCGGCGTTTAATAGGCACCTCCTCCGGTAACATGGAGCCGACCTCCTTCCACATTGCCGACTCCAGAAGTGAGGAGGTAGCGGAGGCAGTCGATGGGGTCTTTGCTGGCGCCTTTCTGGCCGTCGGATCCGGTCCATTCCTTGAGGGCCCAGATGGTGTTGGTGCAGCACTCGGCGATATAGAGCCGAGGCGCGTTGGTGTGGTCGATGGGTGCTTCTTCGTCATAGTAGAGTGCGTTGTTGATGAGGCCGACGCCTTCCTCGATGTTCTCGCCAGGGCAGGATCGGAAGGACATGCCGACATCTTCGAGCTCCTCGAGGAGAGTGGTGGATTGCTCGCGGGTGCCGGCGACGGTCGTGTTGGCATACCTCGAGTCTATCCAGCGCTCAAAAATCTTGACGCCGTCGAGGGCTTCCATGCGCTCGATTTCGGCCTTGTAGGCGAGCAGGCCGAAGCCGAAGGATTTCTGCCCTTCACCGGCTTCGCCGTCGGCTTTCTTGCCGCTGCTGATCGCCCACGGTCCGGCGTAGCCGACGCCTTCGATGTAGGTATCGGTCTGCGGCCACTCGCGGTAGACCCACGCCCGCTCGGCGGCGTCGATGCGGACCCACACCATAAACCAGTTTTTCCCGCCTGCGGGGTCGCAGAAGAGGTAGTTCGTGCCTTCCTGGGGAATCTGGTCGGCCTTGACGACATGCACCGACTCGCGGAAGCGGGGAAAGCGCGTCGCGGCGGCCTTGACGGGGACGCCGTAGGCGCGGCAGAGGATTTTTTCTCGCGGTTGCTTGGCGAGCTCGGTCTTCATGCGGCCGTAGCCTGCCCACGGGTTGTTTTTTGTCTGGAAATAGATGATGCCGGCGTGGCGGGTGGTGCATTCCTGCACGACGGGGACTTTTTCAAATCCCTTGCCGCTTTTTCTCGGCAAAAGCTCGGCATCGCACTCCTCGAGCGTCTTGGCGCCTTGGAGGTAGTTTTTTACCGTGGGCGAGTAGCCTTCGATTGGGGTAAAGGTGACGAGGAGGATGCCATTTCGGTCCAACAAGCGGAATCGGATGGTTTCGAGCCAGTCGAGGGGGACTAATTCGTCGCACCAGGCGAGATCGATCTCGCCGCCTTCGATTGTCGTGATGTCCTGGGCGTAATTGCGGAACCAGACCTGTGATTTGTTCGGAAGGACGGCGGTATTTTCGGAAAATCCGTTCTTCTGCGTGTAGGAAATGTTGGTGATCTTGCTGCGCTTGGCCGTTCGCAGCTCGGCGGGCATGAAATTCCACACAATCGGCTGCTGCATGCTGATGCTGTTGTCGTTTGTGGTCTGGAAGCACCACACGCGGCTCGCGGGCTTCTCCAGCAGGGTGCGGACGACCATTTTTCCCGCCCATGTGGACTTGCCGGAGCGGTTGCCGCCGAGCACCAAGAGGTCGCGGTAGCGTTTGGCGATCTTTTCGGCCTTCTGCCAGTGCTCGGGCTCGTAGCCGTAGCGGATCGGATCCTCTTTTTCCAATCCAATGCGGCGCTCGCGCTCGGCAAGCAGGGCCTTCGCCGCCTCGAAGTCGGCAACAAAGTGCTCCGGCGGGATAAAGGGCAGTAGCGGGTGGGGCGTTTGGGTGAATGTCATAGGGCGGCGAGCTTGTCGGTTATGCGGGTGAGCCAATCGGAGGGCTTAGGCTTGGCCTTGGGGGTGCGTTTGGGGCGTTTGGTGGGTTTGGGGGCGGGTTTCTTCGCCCAGGGGAAGGGGCCGGGGCGAAAATCCTCAGAGGTATTGAAGCGATGGCCGTTCTCGCACCGGCGTCGGCGGAAAAACTCCTCGCCGACCAACCGGCAGGAGACGACGCGGGTAGGGGCTTGGCAGGTGGGGCAGGTCATTTAGCGGCCTCCTGGCGCATGATGGCGCGGAGCCCTTTGATGACGGCAGTGAGTTCGTCCACTTGGCCCCGCGCCTCGTCGCGCTCATTCTCTGCCCTTGCGGCCATCTCTACGGCGGCATTCCACTTGTTTTTCAATCCCTCGATTTCGTGCCTCGCCTTGTCGCGCTCGCGCCGTAACTGCGCGATCATGGAGAGAAATTCGTTCGGCGTCATCCCTCATACCCCCCGTGCAACAGCGGGTTCGTCTTCGGCTTCACCGCCACCAATGCTCCGCCGGCGTCCACTCCGACCAAGACCGGCTCGTTTGCCCGGTAGAAGGTATTCGATCGGACCTGCACATTGACGACCTCCTCCTCGAGGACGACCCGCAAAATCCTCGGATTCTGCGGCTGTCTCCCTGGCGCGGTCTTTCCCATCCTCGGCCACTCGGGCGGGGTAGGGGGTTGCTCTTGCTTCGTTTCTTGCTTGTTAGGTTGGGCTTTTTTCATAAAATTTTTCGGGGGCTGGACGAGTGGGGTGAAATTTGCGGAGCCAGCGAACCGACCCCCCTCCCCCCCC